CGATTGCAATCCAGAATTGCGTCGACTGTTGGAGAAACAGCTCAAAAATGAGGGATATGCGTATGTGGATGGTCACAAGGTTAAGTATAAAGCTTGTGGCACAAGAGCCAGCGGGGATATGAATACCTCGCTGGGGAATTGCATTATAATGTGCACCTTAGTACGCGAGTATTTACGTGGAAAAGGCATCGTTGCAGAATTCATCAACAACGGTGATGATTGTCTTGTTATCATGGAGAAGTCTGACTTGTACAAAATTGATGATTTGGCCAGTTGGTTTTTGGACTTTGGATTTGAGATGGAAGTGGAGGAACCGGTTTACGTGTTTGAGAAGTGCGTCTTTTGTCAGACGCAGCCTGTTCTGGTTGATAAAGCTAATGACATTTATGTTATGGTGAGACAACCAGAAGCTGCGTTTGGTAAGGATGCGTTGAGCTTATGCGTTAGTACCGAACTTGGTTATAGGCAGTGGTCATACCAAGTTGGCGTTGGAGGATCAGCACTATATGGCGATATGCCTGTGTTTTGCGAGTTGTATAAGGCTTACAAACGCAATGGTGTCGAGTCACGCGTCAAGAATTCACTGTTAGTTTCAGATTCTGGGTTTATGAGGATGAGTTCCAAACCTCGTATTAGGGGGGAATTCAGGGGAACCATTTCCGATGACACTCGGGTGTCCTTTTTCAAGGCATTTGGCTATTTACCGTCTGTGCAAATAGCTATGGAGAAAGAAATTTCAGCCAGTAATTATTCTGGGCTGACTGACCACGTTGTAAATATTAGCAAAGCGGTCGGGCTCTATACTGTTTGAACCACTCTGGGGTATATTTAGTAGACTCCTATATATATTGATTTAACATTTACTTGAATGACGAAGATTACCGCTAATGCCAATAGCACTAAGTCTAAGAAGAAGGTCAAAGCTGATGCTAGACTGGATACTATTCTTGGTCGCTTGGACTTGGCGACGAGAAACCTACCAAAGGGAACTTTCGCGCGAGCTGGAGCCGGAATCGGCGGCATCCTCGGAGGACCCACCGGTGCAGTTGCCGGTGGACTCACCGGGGCTGGAATAGCCGCCATAACTGGCCGAGGCGATTACGTGATTAGTTCGAACACACTCTCCACTATGGGTGCGTCTATGGATACATTACCACAGTTTTCCAAGACGAAACACACTGTGCGAGTCCGCCATAGGGAGTATTTCACTGACCTTGTGGTGCCAGTTGGTGGGACCAATTACGTCAATAGGTCTTTTGTCCTAAATCCAGGGAATGCTACTATGTTTCCTTGGCTAGCTTCTATTGCTAGACAGTACCAGCAGTACAAGGTTAGGGGTATGGTTGTTGAATTTAAGACCAACACCAGCGATTACGCTGCCTCTGGCCCACTGGGAATAGTGGGTATTGCCACAAATTACAATGTGAACGAGACACCGTTTCCTGATGCGGTGGCGTTTGAAAACTCGGAGTACGCTGTTGTTACGAAACCTTCGATGTGCATTGTCCACGCTATTGAGTGTGCCCCAAATACCGGTAGGGATGAATTCCTTTATGTGCGTGATCCGTATCAGATTGATCCCACGCAAACGAATGACAGCCGTTTTTATGACATGGCCTCAGTGCAAGTCATGACAAGCGGTTTGCCGGGTACAACAGGGGCATTGCTTGGTCAGTTGTGGGTATCATATGACATTGAATTTTCGAAACCAGTGGTTTCACCTACAGGTGTTGCTCCGTTCGTTATTTCAAATCCTGATGGCACCATAGTGCCACGCTCGACTTCACGTTCGACATCTGTGACAACTGAATATTCGCTTGCACCAGCAGCAGCCACTGTTTATCCAGTGTTTGCACCCTCATCTGGGGTTTATACGACAGGTGATTCTGCGCTCATTGGTACTGTGTTTACGGATTTGTCCGCCACCAATATGCGGATTAGGCGTAACGGTATTTATCGATTTATTGTTTACTTGTCAGGGAACACCACTACAACCAACTTTGCGGTTGGTTCTGCTAATGCCTTGAGCACTGATTCAACCGTTGCTTATTCGGGGTTGGCTACAGTCGGGTCGACGAAGTTTGATCATGGTAAGGTACCTTTTTGCTCATTGAGCGCGGCTATAGCACAAACCAATGGTTATCAGGCTTGTGTGTTTACCGAGTTCGAGGTGACTGGTATCGCGACTACTAGTGATTATATCACGTTTACGCCCGGCTTGTGGACCGCCAACAACGGTTCGAATATCTCGAGCTTAAAAGTGCATGTGGATATGGAGTGGATTGCCACTGCAAGATAATTAACATTATTCTTTTCAATATATATAAAAGTTGAATTGTGTCATTTCGACGGCCGGACAGTACCTCTGTCTTGTGAAAGCGCCGCCATGGAACTAGTCATTCCGTGCCCTTGGGTGACATAATTTCGGTGCTAGCGTGTCCCTAGACTCGCCGCTTTGGTGGTGGACGTTAGTGTCGTTGTTTGTTGTTATAGGTACTCACGGCTAAAGCTGCAGTAGCGCGACGGTGATGCGTGTAATGCGTGACCATAGTCGCTGTGTAAACACAGCTCATCGTGGCCCGTCGTTGCGCTGCAGGCGCTTTGGGACCTAAGGTTTCATCAAACACAACGCCAAACCAAAAACATATTTTCACATAAGTATGCTTATTATTATGTACATATTTATAGTTGTGTAGTTTGTGGTGTTACCCAGTAACCGCTGGATGTGCACTTGTGTGTAGTGCCAGTCACTATAGTGACTAAAGG